TAGAGAATCTTCCTGTCACGGTGCCTCCACCTTCGGATCGAAGTTGGTTAATTTCCGCATGAATCCTACCTTTTTGACTATGTTTTAAGATGGTATCGATGAAAGTTGTGTGAGCTTTATTGATCTCTCTTGCTTTAGCAATACACTTTACAACATTGTGTGGGTGATTCGCTAAAAAATTTTTAGTAAAACTTGGCGCTTGTGTTTTAACCGTACGATCATAAGGCAATCCTAATTTATCAAATACTTTTGCAATGGATCGAGCGGCCCAAATCTGTACATCGATTCCCGTATTTACTGACACCTCACCTAACATTTTTTTCTCTTGTTCTATTAATGTTTTCTTTTCGATCGCGGCTTGTTCTTGATTTACACGTACACCGAGAAACCTCATATCCACAAGACAGGGAAGTAATTCCATTTCCATTTCGAATACGGATTGAATATCTTGATTTAAAATTTCTTTTTTTAACACCTGCCACAACTCTAGTGTGAGTTGGGCGTCCCGTTCTGCGTAAGCCCCAACATACATTGCTGGAAGTTTATACATTTCAGCTTTTGGATCGACTCCCCAATTTTTAGCCGCTTCATATAAAGCTGCTTCGTCTTTTCCTTTTCCAATGTAATCACGACACACACCATTCAGATCATAGCGTAAACGATTTTCGTTCACTACGCCTGCTGCAATCATGGTGTCAATAATTCTTCCTTTAATAGTTAAGCCTAGCGCTCGTAGCCAGGACACATCATACATGGCATTATGAAATAGTTTATCTGCTGGGGTGTTTAAAACATCCTGTAACCATTTTAAAACCATCTTACGGTCCAGGTTACCGCCTCCTTCATGAGCAATAGGATAGTAGGCACAGAAATCTTCTGTAGCTACTGAGATTCCAACTACTTCACCCACTCCTATAACAGAGCCAGAACCCATTCGTATATTTAAATTGGGATCTTTGGTTTCTAAATCAATTGCAATTTCACAATATTGTTTAAGGTCTGGAAATTCTTCTGGTGGAAGCCATTCTGTTTGAGGTTTGAATAAAGGCATTTGCATTACGAATAATCCCTTTCAATAATCATATCAATGTAGTGTTTTGCTTTTTCCAAATCTTTTGCTTCTCCTTTAGATGCGTGCCTACAAATATATTTAATAGCGTTTCCTTCTGCGAATAATAATTTGTTATCATTAATAAATTTACTGGGTTGAATCTTCATATTTTTATAGTGAGATCCTCCAACTTGTTTTTTATAGGGGTTCATATTCTAAATGATTTGTAAATGTCTTTGGGTCTAATTATATGTAAATGGTCCTTGGTTCGTGTTGCACCAACATAGAACAAACGGTTCTCGTCGTCAGGAAAACGATCCATATTTTTTTGAGTCCTTCTACTTAGATCGGTAAGAAGAACTACGTTTGAAGATTCCCCACCCTTGACACCATGAATCGTTGATAATAAAATGCGCGGATCTTTATTAAGTTGTTCACCATTGGCTATCATTTTTTTGATGTAGGTAACGTTTCGTTGTGGAGCAGAATCAAAAGCTTCATACCAAACAGCACGAGTTTTTAATCCGTGATTATTGTAGATTTCTGTCACGTTGTACGGTTTATCTTTATTGAGATATTGAAGACTGGTTTTTTCATAGTGATTAGGGGACATATAAGACGTTACTCTTTTGATTTGATCATAATTTAAATCACCGTGTTCACGCCATCTTTCCCAATCAACGATAGCTTCACGCAAATCTTTTTCATAATCTTTCTTGAATTTATTTTTGTAATAAAGCCCTTTAGAATATAAAACATTTTCTAATTTAGCTAACATGTGACGAGTTCTGGCCAACACATACCATTCCCCGCTACTCATATCTATGTCTTGAAAGTTATGGTAATAAGACAGCAACCCACTTTTATTTTTAGGCTTCCATTCTTTATAATGCCTTTTAGAAATTCTTTTAACAATCTTCATAGCTACATCATGCACAATTCTAGGTACTCTATGTGATTCTGTTAATTTTAAAAATTTTCCTGTTTGAGCAATAAAACTGTTAACATCCGCTCCTGCCCATCTAAAAATAGCCTGATCATCATCACCTGCAATATAAGAATCTTCTGTTTTATTCCAAATGGATTTAGCCATGTTCCATTGCATTAGAGATAAGTCTTGAGCCTCATCAATAAAGACAACATCAAATTCAGGCGAGGCATCTGATTTTATAAAATCTAAAATCATGTCATTGAAATCAATAAGTCCATGAGCTTTTTTATAACGCTCTAATTCACTACTTAAATCTTTTAATTTCTGAACGGAAACGTCTTGGGTGTGTTCTTTTAAATTATATTGTTGTTCAAGTGTAATGTCTCTTAATTTAGCAAGTTGAATAATTCTTAAATAATCACTGTTGGTGGTAAATAATCCTGTTTGGTCATCGTCCCACTCATTATAATCTACGCGTAGGCCCGTTTCTTTTCCCACCTTTGCATAATGTTCACGCTGCATTACATTTTCTTTTCTAAGACCCAGTCTTCTAAATGCTAAGGAATGAAGTGTTTGAAAATAAGGAAGATCATCTTCGGTTAAATTAAATTTATCCATCGCACGACTCTTACCTTCGTTTGCGGCTTTTTGTGTAAATGAAAAATATCCGATACGATTAGGATCGGTTGTCTTTAGATATTTCTCTACTTCTCTTAATAAAGTTTCTGTTTTTCCTGTTCCTGGTGGTCCTAAGACAATTGTTTTCATTAGAATGGAACCTTTGGTTTAAATTCTTTAGGACGATATACATTTTCAGGTTTTTCAAATTCTTCGATCGTCATAATTGTTTTATTTTTCTTTCCTATCATTTCTCTTTTAATCTTGCAGCCGCACTTATCTCTTAGTAACATTTGAGTTTCATCGTATTTTTCATCCCATTTGTTCTTGAGTAAATATTTATGAAAAAATTCTCTAAAGATAAAATGATGCACTCCTTCATGCGTCCAAACATTTCCAAGCATCATATCTTCTTTGGTGGCCCCTGCTGCTGTACGATCTGTACAATAGTCATCAAGATGATCAATAAGTTGTTCTACTTTAGAAGATCCCTTAGGTGGTTCAATAATTTCTATTCCTGCAAATAATAATTTTATCATTTCATTAAAATCTTTTTTACGAAGACCAGGTGGAACCTTATTAACCTGCTCCATTACTGCTCTTTGAAATAATCGTTGTTCCTGAAGGTAGGAAGTATCTTTAAGTCTTACTCTTTCACCATCAACATTTACATAATAGTAAGGTTCATCTAGATTAATTTTTTGTAGGTCACTTAAATCAGGAAATAAAGATTGACCTCTGACACCATGTTTTCTAATTGAACATAGTTTTTTATCACAATGGTCACACATTGGTTCTTCGTTACATTTAAAACCTAATTCTCGATTTGCATTATATTTTATTTTTTCTTGAATAACTCTATCTTCTAATGGAGGATCAAAATATTTATAATTAAAGGCATTAATATATTTGGTCCATTCTTCAGGCCATTTTCTTTTTGCGTATTGAATATATTGATAAAGAACCCTGTCTCTTCCATCGTTTAATTTATTTTGAGTTAAAGATTCTATACAAGGAGGACCATCACTAAACTCTGATGGAGGTCTTTTTAATTCTAATTTTTCTAATTCTTCGGGAGTTAATCTTTTTATTGCTAAAAAAAATTGTGATATTGTAATAGCTTCTCCTTTAAAATTAAAGGCATATCTTGTAGTTTTTGCTGAATTAAAATATGGTAAGTTTAAAAAATTTCCTGTATCATCTTCTGATTTTAATTCGACTTGTTTAGGGAAAACTTCTGCATTCCCATATCCCAAAAACGCACTAATGGAAGATAGTCTGTCCCTCATTAATTTAGCTTCTACAGGAACTGTAGTAAATAAAAAGATATGGGCTCCCCCACTTTTAGATCGACATACAGTTAAAGGTAATTGATTACTGTTAATAAGATTAATAAGTTTTTTGTGATTTAAATTATATTTGTCAACATCAATACATCCCCATCTACATTTATTGTTTTCATCGATTGGTATGATTCCTAAACTTGGCTCAATACCACTTAAATGATCTTGCCATAACTTATCAATAACAGGGTCACGTTTAACAAAAGATTGTCCTTTGACTTTAGTGCCATCGGCACTTTTCTTTTCGACATAGGTACACCCATGTGCTCGTCTTAATCCAGAAAATAGTTCAACAAAATTTTTCATAGTTGTTTTACGGGGCGGTTTAAGTCTCCCGCGACCGCCCCTTTCTCCTTCACGAAGAAGTTATTAAAACGGTGTCGCCTCTTTAGGTTCTTTAAGTTCTTGAGATCCATGTTTTGCTTGAATGGCGCCTTTAGCGACATTGCTTGAAAACATTTTAGCAATCTCATAAATTCCCTTATCGGTGATAGGTCCAACCTTGGACACATCCCAACCAAACCATGTACCTTTGTCATTAGACTGTTGTACAGTTTTTAGTTTATAAATGTGGCTATATGTTGGCGGCGTAAACAATCCGTTTTTACCCTGCATCTTAATCCCCATCATCATTGAATTCCACTTACGACTAATTTTTAATTGAGTCGCTTTCATAGAAATCAAAGCTGTTGTGGGTGTTTTGCCGAGTAATACTACAAAGTGACTTGCGGTATTTTCAAGATAGTTGCCATTATCTAGCCTATCCTTGAAACTTTTGTCTCTTGTAGTTTTAGGAACGTCGTCTCCTGCGTCATAAATTTTGACTGGAGCGCCTTTACTTTCCCCCCTATCTTGCCACTCTATATACTGTCTTTTGTAAAAGACTGGCAATACTTCTATCCCTTTTTCGCCATCATGTAATTCACCAGTGACGGTGTTAATGATCATGCCTGGTTGTGCACCTTCGACATGTTTAGCGTCCCTTGTGTTTACTTCAGGGGATAGTTGGCCAAGTACTTTTAAGAATGGTAAAGCAAGATCATCCTGCTTTATATTCGAAATACCTTGACCCGCATCAGCTTCAAATAAATTTGTAGCCAATGGTCCTGCATTTTCGCGTTTCGCGATTTGTGCTTCTTTGTTCATGGTTATTGTTTCCTTTTTATTGTTGTTTTATTTCCAATGAATACACTGAAAATTTCCGTTGGAAGGGATTTCCCTCCCTCGATACGCTCACGGACGAGCGCTTTCAGGGTCATAGGCTCAACCTTCAACTTTTGTGTTGGTTGATACCCTTGACCCTTCGCAAGTTCAGCATATGCTGCTGCCTTGTTATCTTCGTTACGTCCAAAAGAAACAGTCATCTCATTCTTGATGATGTCTCCAAGGCCGTTGTCACGAAGCCAGTTAAACGCCTTCTCTTTATTGGCTTGAGTTATAGTGGCGCTATAATTTGTTTTAACTTCAACTGATGATCCATCAGCAAGTTTGAGATAAGACAATCCCATTTCTGATAACATAGTGGGAATAGCTTCTCCAGAAATCTGTTCTAATTCTTGTTTTCTTTGTTTAAGATATTCTTCATTCTGCGCTATGTCTTTCTGTATGATCTGCATTTGTTTTATTTTATTTGCAAGTTTATCAATATTTTCTGTCTTATCTAGTACCTCAGTTTGATCTTGTTCAAAATTAATTTGATTCATCTAAATCTCCTTTCTCGAATAAATTGATGTGAATCGGATAATATTTTCTTTCTTGTTTGTCCCATTTTAATAAATTAAATTTACCGTTAGTTATATCAGAAACAATAGCGACTGCAACTCCAATAATTGCAGGATCTCCTGTTAATAATAAATAATCTTCTTCGGTATAATCTTTTAAACCTTTTCTTAATTTAAAGATTAAAGGACCTGGAGAAAATATCATTTGCGAAAGTTCAGGTAATAAGAATTTAAAAGTACCATATTCACTGGCCCCTAAAATATTAATTTTAGGCTTACCTTCTCTAGTACCTACAATCTCTTGTATTACATATACAATCGGTGATGTTCTTTTTCTACTTTCTTCCATTGACAGATATATAGTACATCCTATATAGTAAGTCAATAGAAAGATGAAATATAAATTTAAGACAAAACCATATAGCCATCAGTTGGCCGCTTTAGAGAAATCTTGGAATAGAGAGACGTACGCTTATTTCATGGAAATGGGTACAGGTAAAACAAAAGTGCTTATTGATAATGTAGCGATGCTCTATGATCGAGGTAAAATAGATGGGGCTTTAATTATTTCTCCTAAAGGAGTTATGGATACATGGTATTCTCAGGAACTCCCTGCCCACTTACCTAATCACATAGAAAATGTGTCCGTTTTGTGGCAAGCAAATATAACTAAATCTCAATCCAATAAGTTAGGTACTTTATTTAAAACGGATGAAAGACTTCATATTCTTGTAATGAATGTAGAAGCTTTAAGTACTCAAAAAGGTTTATCTTTTGCTCAAAAGTTTTTATTTTCGCATAAGGCCTTAATGTGTGTAGATGAATCTACTACTATTAAGAATCCTAAAGCCAAACGAACTAAAAATATTATAGCCCTTGCTCCAAGGGCCCAGTACCGTAGAATTTTAACAGGTTCTCCAGTTACTAAAAATCCATTAGATCTTTATAGTCAATGTGAGTTTTTGAACGAAGAACATTTAGACTTTACTTCTTATTATGCATTCAGGAATCGATATGCTGAAATGAAGACATTACATCTTTCGGGCCGATCTATCCAGGTGGTAAGTCATTTTAAGAATTTAGATGAATTAGCAGAACAATTAAAAACGTTTTCATACAGAGTTTTAAAAGAAGACTGTTTAGACTTGCCTGAAAAAATATACATGAAAAGAGAGATCGAACTGTCTGATGAACAAAAGAAGGTTTATGAACAAATGAAAGAAACAGCATTAGCTGATCTTAATGGAAAGCATATTACAACCATGACGGTTTTAACCCAACTCATGAGATTGCAACAAATCACATGTGGTCATTTTGTAGCGGATGATGGTACCATTCAAGAAATAAAGAATAATAGATTAAGTGAGTTAATGGACATTTTAGAAGAGGTAGAAGGAAAAGCGATTATTTGGGCTCATTGGCAAAGAGACGTAAAAAATATTAAAGAAGCTATTACTAAGAAACATGGTCCGTGTTCCGTGGTCGATTATTATGGACTCACGCCCCAGGATCAACGAAAACGCAATAAAGACAATTTTCAGAAAGACCCTAAAGTACGGTTTTTCGTTGGAACACCCCAAACGGGTGGATACGGGCTTACGCTTACTGCGGCTAATACCGTGATTTATTATTCTAATGGTTATGACCTGGAAAAACGAATTCAATCCGAGGACCGTGCACACCGAATCGGTCAAAAGAAATCAGTGACCTATGTGGACATCCTTGCGGAAGAAACGGTTGACGAAAAAATCGTCAAGTCCCTCCGTAAAAAGATTAATATCGCTTCCAAAGTTATGGGCGAAGAACTTAAATCCTGGATTTAGTAGGATATACGCGTGGGGCGCGCAGAAATCTCAGATTCAAGTACTTTGACTTGTTTTTGAAGCCCTCGACGTTTTAATCGATTAATGGCTCTAACATAACCCCATTTTTCAAAAAATTTAAATATTTTCATCATATTATTTACAAGCAGGGCGCAGAGCGCCCTACTCATGTTATTGATTGTTAAAGATTAT